CTAGCGATCCAGCGGATGGTTTAGTCATCATTCTTTTAAATGATTCAAGCCTAAGTTGACGGGCGGGTAAAGACCCATCGTCCAACGAGAAGCCAATCTTTTTAAGAACGGCAACTTGATCGGCAGCGGATTGTTGGAATTCCGCTCGAGCTAAAAGCTCGGCAATGACACCGGGATGTTTCTTCATATAACGCGTGAGGGCCTCTTCATCTTCGGGAAGGAAGCGAAAAAGGTCAGCACCTTTACGCCCAACGTTAGAGAAAGCAGCTAAGGACTCAATTAAGGGAATGATGAGAGGAGCAACTTTACTCCATTTAGGATGTTTGTCTAACCCTTGAGCTCTAGAAGTAAGAGCCAAGCGTGGAATAACATCATCCGTGTAATCCTGCTCATTATAGAAGGTCTGTTGGATAAGACGGGATATGAGGGGAACAGAAGGACCAGGTGCGTCAGTAGGGAGAATTTTTCGTAAGAAAGTTTTCCCTTTAACAAGCTCACCTACTGCACCACCATATTTAAGACCTTCTGCATAAACATCAGGGTCGATTTCTTTCTTACTCTTGAAGAGGATGTCGTCACCTTGAGATAAGATGACAAACGACCCTTTCTCCCAATCGGTGAGATATTTCTCATCAATAAGACGGAGAGAGGTAAGACAGGTGATCAACCCATAAAGAGAATCAGTCTCTGAAGTATCCTTCCAACCTGAGAGCATACCAACTGGGCCTTGTAAATCAGTGGCTTCGTCAGCGGTACCCGTCCACGATGGATAGGTGACACCAGCGAATTCCTCAGATTGAATTTTTACTTGCAAGCCTAACGGATCAAAGCCTGCATTAAGAAGGTGTCCGAAGAGTACCTTCCTAAATGGAGGAGTGATCCTAGTATCCTGAGCAGATAGATCAGATTCATAGGTAATCCCCTTGTAAGATTGAAGATGCTTAAGGTAAAGCGCTTCGTGGTTAGGATCGTGCCATAGGCCCAAAATACCCCTTCTAGCAGATTTCTGCTGGAGGGTAGATCTTGAAATGAGGACATTCAACCAAAAAGGGATGATGAACACATGGCGCATTCGAGGCCAAAGGGAGCGAGTTCCCTGTGAGACAGAGACTCCACCAGCACCTTCGGCTCTCCAATCTGGAGTAACCTTCTTAAAGGGGCCGAACCGACGATTAATTATGGCATGAAAGGCCAAACCGTCCGGAAGACCCACAGAGGTGCATATCTGATTAGCGCCTTTGAGATAGGTAGCGACAGCAGACTGAGCATTCCCAGAGAGGTCAAGCTGAGGAAACGCATCGAAAGTGGATACTCGAGCGAGAGGGGAATTGTCTCCAGATACAGTAGTAGGGAAGCCACAATTTGTATCTAGAGGATCAAAGTCAGTCACCACAGAAGTAGGGAAGTCACCTCGCCAAGAAACAGCCCTCGTATAACGAGCCACCACTCTTTTACA